CAGGAAGAAGCAATAGCTACTTTACAATCTGACTTTACTTTACAAGCAGGACAACTCCAAGAGATGACTGTCAAAAGCCAAGCAGCACAGAGAGAATTGAATAGATATACTCAATTTATACAAAATTACGAATTGGCAGCAAAAATAATTGCAGACCCAGTTACAATGGAGAGGAAAATAAATAATGGTACAAAACACATTATGGAAGAAATCGAGAAACTTAGCGGTACCGTTGATGACCTTGATAATGGTTTGCAGTTGCAGCCTAATTCCAACTAAACAAATAGAAATAACAGCAAAGCCATTGGATAGAACCATAGTTCAACCAGTGATGCCAAGAGAGATTGACTTACAAGACCCAACGTGGATTGTTGTTAATCCTGATAACTGGGAAGACCAGTTAGCTAGAATAGAACAGCAAGAAGGAGAACTAGTTTTTCTCGCAATGACTATACCAGATTATGAAGTGATGGCATATAATATGCAGGAACTAAAAAGATACATCACAGAACTTAAGGACGTCGTAGTATACTATAGAGAAGTTACTATGCCGCCAAAAGATGAGCCTAGCAAAGACTAGACTCGAAATGTGTAGTAGGTGTCCCTACTATACACGCTTAAAGGTTTGTAAGGTATGTAAATGCTTTATGCCTCTGAAAGCAAGAGTTAAGAAGGCAAGTTGCCCTCTTAAGCTATGGGAGAGATAGCATGATGGAACTAATAGGATATGTAACAATGATTGTTACGGTGTCAAGCATAATTGCGGCTTCAACGCCAACACCAAAAGACGACGTATGGATTGGAAAGCTATATAAATTTATAGACTTACTAGCTCTTAACATCGGGAAGGCGAAACAATAATGCCATACCATACTAAACCAAAAAAGAAAAAGAAGGGTAAAAAGAAAAAGTCCATGAAAGGTGGATTAACAGCAGCTCAAAAAAAGTTGCCTAAAGCTCTGCAAGCAGCAATCCGTAAAAGGAAGAAGAAGTAATGCATTGCTCCAGTAAACCTAAGAAAGGTAAAAAGAGAGGTAAAAAACGTGGTAGCAAAAAGAAAAGGTAAAAAGAAAAAAGCGCCTAAAGGGTATCATTATATGCCCAATGGCAAGCTAATGAAAGGTACTACACATGGCCGTAAGAAGAAAAAGAAGAAGAAGTAAAGCTTCTGCCAAAAAACGTAATATACCTACTAATAAAAAGCTATACGCAAGGATAAAAGCAAAAGTTAAAAGAAAATTTGCAGTTTATCCTTCTGCGTATGCCAATGCATCTCTTGTAAAACAATACAAGGCAGCAGGAGGTAAGTATAGACGTGGCTAAAACTGGATTAAAAAAATGGTTCGGTCAGAAATGGGTAAACATAGGAGCCAAAAAGAAAAATGGTAGCTATCCTAAATGTGGTAGACCAAAAGGTAAATTAACTGGGAAAGGTTATCCAAAATGTGTACCCGCAGCAAAAGCTGCTAGAATGACTAAAAGTCAAATTAGATCAGCTGTCAGCCGTAAAAGGGCTAAGAAACAGGGAGTTGGTGGTAAACCCACAAATGTAAAAACTGTTGTAAGGAGAAAACGACGTGGCCGTTAAAAGAAAAAGAACTGTCAGGAAAAAAGATTCAAGATTGAAAAGAGTGGGCGTATCAGGGTATAATAAACCAAAGCGTACGCCCAATCACCGTACAAAGTCCCATGTAGTTGTAGCAAAAGTTGGAAAACGAGTTAAGACTATAAGATTTGGGCAACAAGGTGTGTCAGGAGCAGGAAAATCTCCAAAATCAACGGCACAAAGAAAACGCAGAGCTTCATTCAAAGCTCGTCATGCCAGAAATATAGCTAAAGGCAGAATGTCAGCAGCTTATTGGGCAAATAAAGTAAAATGGTAAACAAAATTAAAGAAACAGCTTTAAAAGTTTGGAATATAGTAAATGGTAAAGATAAAAACCTAGATGGTAAAGTCGATATTCATGATGCAATGTTAGAAGCTAAACAAAAAGCAAAGAAAAAACAGGAGAAGTAAATGAACTACAGATTATACGCAGTGGAAGCTGGCTGTGGTACGAGTGTTGGAGCAGCCTCTACTTTTGCAAATGCAACTGAAGTAAGACTATTTAATAATAGTAGCTCTAATCAGTTAGTAACCGTAGCAAACGCAGCAGATGTAACACTAGGTACAATGACATTAGCTGATGGTGAAGTAACATTCATTATGAAAGACCCAACTGACCAAATATTTGCCGCAGCAGCGACAGTATTAGGCACACCAGTTAAATATAGCTAATGGTAGAACATTGGCTAAAAGATGTTGCAGAAACCGCAACAGTTACTCTTGATGTACTAAACAAGAAAGCTGAACAACGCGGTGTTGTAACGCATGCTGATGAAACTGTACAAAGTTTGTGCATGGGGTACTTATACTTGTTACATTTATGCGATCAGCAAGGTGTACTAGAAAGGCGTGATATAGAAACGCTTACCGATACAATCAAAAAACATACAACCATTCACTAACTATGTTAGACGTCAGCAGAACAGATATTATTAGCTCTGAATTAATGAAATTTGACCAAGCCGAAAGGTTTATTAAATTACCAATTCAAAGCTACATGGATTTATTAGGTATCGAGCCTAATAGTTCGCAGAAGGCATTAATCAATGCCATTAATAATCCAAAGTATAGATTCGTGTGTGCCGCCTTATCAAGGCGACAAGGAAAAACATATATAGCAAATGTCATTGGACAGCTTGTATCACTCGTGCCGGGCTCTAACATATTAATTATGTCACCGAACTACTCACTTTCACAAATTTCTTTTGACTTGCAAAGACAGCTGATTAAGCACTTTGATTTAGAAGTTACTAAGGATAATGCAAAAGACAAAGTTATAGAACTATCTAATGGTTCTACTATACGTATGGGTTCTGTAAATCAGGTGGACTCTACAGTTGGTAGAAGTTATGATTTAATCATTTTTGACGAAGCAGCACTAGCTGATGGCAAAGATGCTTTCAATGTAGCACTTAGACCTACATTGGATAAAGAAAATAGTAAAGCAGTATTCATTTCAACTCCAAGGGGGCGAAATAACTGGTTTGCTGACTTCTACCACAGAGGGTTTAGTGATGAATTTAAAGACTGGTGTTCTATTCGAGCAACATATCATGAAAACCCAAGAATCAGTGATAATGACATACACGAAGCAAAAAAAGCTATGTCAACAGCAGAATTTTCACAAGAGTACTTAGCTGACTTTAATACTTATGAAGGACAGGTCTGGAATTTTAATTTTGAAACCCAGGTTGGAGACTTTGAACAGTTAGATACTAGTAAAATGGATGTATTCGCTGGTCTTGACGTAGGTTACAAAGACCCAACAGCACTATGTGTGATAGCATATGATTGGGACGAACAAAAATTTTATCTAATCGATGAGTATATGGACGCTGAAAGAACTACTGAACAGCATGCTATAGAAATCAATAAAATGATACACAAGTATAATATTGACTATATTTATATTGATTCAGCTGCACAGCAAACTCGTTTTGACTTTGCACAAAATTATGATATTAGTACTATAAATGCTAAAAAATCTGTACTAGATGGTATAGGCCACACTGCAGGTATTATAGACAATGACTTTTTACACATCGACCAAAGATGCTCTCAAGCATTGTCATGTGTAGACCAATATCAGTGGGACCCTAATCCTAACTTAATGAGAGAAAAGCCAAAACATAATATGGCAAGTCACATGGCAGACGCACTTAGATATGCGCTGTATACATTTGAGACATCAGCAGGAACATTTTAATCAGACGACCTACCAAAAAATTATTCTTGACAAAAAGGTGAAATTTTGGTATAATTTTCAGTAATAGGAATTTATGGATTTAAAAAGAGATTTAGTCAAGTACGTACGAGACAAAGCAAAATCAGGATATAAAAAAGAGACCCAATGCTATATTTGCGGGGAAACAGATAACCTGGACTTTCACCACTACTACGGAATGACTGAGTTACTATATACTTGGATGAAGCTTAACAAAATAACGATTACTTCAACCGATGAAATAATGAATCTTCGAGAACAGTTTATAGAAGAACACCTCACCGAAGTATACGATGAAGTAGCAACACTATGTAGAACCCATCACATAAGATTGCATAGTATATATGGAAAGAGACCAAAACTAACAACAGCAATGAAACAAAAACGATGGGTGGAGATACAGAGAGACAAATATGGCATGGTATGATAGATTCTTAGGAAGAAATGATGATGAGAAGTTAAATCCTGCTCAGACTTTCATTGGCTTAGAAGAAGGACTAGCAATAGATACTCGTGAGAAGAAAGATAATTATCGCTCCGCTTATGAAGAACTAGAAGTAGTTAATAGAGCCGTTAACATGATTGTTGACGATAGTGCTGATATACCTTTTGATGTTGGAGAAAAAATACAAGGTATTACTCCAATAATGCCAAATGTTCGTAGAAGTCGTGTAGACTTGTTACTGAACAAAGAGCCAAACCCTTTTCAGGATATTAATAGTTTTAAGAGAAATCTAATTATTGATTTACTGATAGATGGTAACATTTTCATTTATTATGACGGTGCCCATCTCTATCATTTACCTGCACAAAACGTTACCATAGAAGCAGATACTGAAACCTATGTGAACAAGTATGTATATGATGGTCATATAGACTACACCCCGAAAGAAATTATACATATTAAAGAAAACTCATTTCATTCAATCTATAGGGGTGTACCTAGACTCAAATCAGCTTACAGAACAATGTATCTGTTAGATAGCATGAGAAAATTTCAGGATAACTTCTTCAAGAACGGAGCAGTTCCAGGATTAGTACTAAAAAGCCCTAATACACTTTCAGATAGAATTAAAGAAAGAATGTTAACAGCATGGGCAAATAGATATAATCCAAAAAATGGTGGCAGAAGACCACTTATATTAGATGGCGGATTAGAAGTAGATAGTTTAACTAAAGTAAACTTTAAAGAACTAGACTTCCAACCTTCAATAGCAGCTAATGAAAAAGTAATATTAGAAGCAATGGGTGTACCTCCGATTCTTATGGACGGCGGTAACAATGCAAATATTAGACCTAATCATAGATTGTATTATTTAGAAACAATACTACCTATAGTTAGAAAAATTAGTCATGCTTGTGAGAGGTACTTTGGATTTGAATTAAATGAGGACGTCCATGGAGTTCCAGCTTTACAACCAGAGTTAAGAGATCAAGCAGCATACTACGCAACATTAGTTAATACAGGTATAATGACACCTAATGAAGTCAGGGAAGCAATGAACATGGAATCAATTGATGGACATGATGATTTAAGAGTACCAGCAAATATAGCAGGTAGCGCAGCTAATCCCGAAGAAGGTGGTAGACCACCTGAGGAAACAGAGGAAGAAACAAATGAATAAACCAGCAATTTTAAAACAACTTATAGAGTACTTTCAAAAGAAAGGAAAAGTACTTTCAATAGATGAATATAAAGCAGCAACAGACGCTCCAATGCGTTTTATGGCTGCTAAAAGAGCTTTTGGCTCTTGGGCAAGAATGACGCAGATGGTCGAGCATAAAATGAGAGTGGATAACATTAGCATAGAAGCTCCTAAAGCTGCCCCAAAAGCAAAAGCAAAGCCAGCTCCTAAAAAAGCTGAAGAAAAGAAAGGTAAGTAATATGTCAGATAAAATTTTTCACTGGTCATCTACTTTTAAAACACTAGGCGAAGATGATGATGGAAGTGTAAATATCAAAGGATATGCAAGCACTAACGCATCAGACAGAGCAGGTGATTGTATTGACCATGAAGCATGGACTAAAAATGGAGGATTAGAAAACTTTAAAGGTAATCCAATTATTCTATTTAACCATGACTATAACAGACCAATTGGTCGTGCTACTTCATTAGAAGTAAACGACAAAGGCCTCGAGCTTGGAGCAAGAATTTCTAAGTCCGCAGGTGATGTAAAAGATCTTATAAAAGATGGCGTACTTGGAGCATTTTCCGTTGGTTTCCGAGTCAAGGACGCAGATTATCTAAAGGAAACCGATGGATATAAAATAAAGGACGCTGAACTATTCGAAGTGTCTGTTGTGAGTGTACCTTGCAACCAGACCGCAATGTTCTCGATTGCAAAATCATTCGATTCTCAATCAGAATATGATGAATGGAAAGCTGAATTTTCGAAAGAAAGTAAACAGGCTCATGAGATGGAAGCAGTAAATACTGACGAAATTGATGCGCCACAAGCCGTGGGTAAAACCACTCAACAGGAGAGACATATGTCTACAGAAAAAACTACTCCAAATGCTGAGTTAGACTTAAAAGCGTTCGCGGAAGAGGTGGCAAAATCAACTGCTGCTAAAATCGCAATGCAACAAGCA